AGATATAGATACATCTCTTAAGGTATCTAAAGAAAAATTATTACAATAAGTTATGACAGTAGATGAAGATCTGCATACAATAATGTCAACTGTTGATGATACGAGAGAACACATATCAGAAGGTAAATATTTAAGAACTTGTGAAGCTATAAGCCGTATACATGTAAAGTTGAAAGCTCACAAACTTCCACTTCCATCCTTTGATGTCAGACAATGTATCTATGTATTTTCTTATGCTGTATCGGTGATAAAAATTATAGAAAAGGTGACAAAAATTGTTTCTAAATAATAACCTAAGTAAAGAAATGAAACGTTATAAAATTAACAAAGATGGAGAGCGTTCAAAAGCTCACCCACGTTGAACACGTCCTCAAGAGACCTGACTCCTATGTCGGTCCCGTGGACAAAACCCATGAGTCCTATTGGCTGCTGAATAACACGAATAATAACTTTCAAAAAAAGAACATCTCTTATTCACCAGCCCTACTCAAGATCTTTGACGAGATTCTCGTCAACGCCATTGATCGTAACTCCCTGCACCCAAAAAATGTTACCCAAATTGCTGTCTCTGTAGACAAAGAAACCGGTGAAGTTACTATCGAGAACAATGGTCCTCTCGGAGGCATCAGTGTTCGTATGCATGAAAAGGAGGGTATCTGGAATCCCGAACTTGTATTTGGTCATCTCCTCACAAGTACAAACTATGATGATAACCAAAAGAGGATTGTCGGAGGTAGAAATGGATATGGAGCCAAATTAACGAATATTTACTCCTCGGAATTCTCTATCATCATCAAGGATGGTGAAGAAAAGAAGACCTATACCCAAAAGTGGTCTAACAATATGACCACATGTCATCCACCAAAAATAACTAAGCACAGCGCTGCAACATCTTCAGTGTCTATAACTTTCACCCCGGATTGGAAACGTTTTGGAATGAAGGATATGGATATTAACATTTACAAGATTTTTGAGAAGCGTGTTTGGGATGCAAACATTTGCACAACCTCTAACTGCAAAGTCAAATTCCAAGGTGAAGCCCTACCAAAGATCCAGTTTGAGGCTTATGCCAAGATGCATGAAGGAGTTACAGATCTATGTTCAGTTACCACTGATCGTTGGTCTGTCTGTGTAGGTCCATCCGAGAATGGACTTGAGCAGGTCTCCTTTGTAAATGGTATCTGTACCAATAAGGGTGGTACACATGTTGACCACGTGGCTTCTCACCTCGCATCTGGTATCATTGACGAGATGGCTAAGAAGATTAAATTGAAGCCCCAACAAGTTAAGAATACCTTCAACATCTTTGTTCGGGCAACACTGGAGAATCCAACCTTTTCCAGCCAAGTAAAGTCTGAGTGTACCTCCAAGGTGCAAGACTTTGGAAGTAAGTTTGCACCCAATAAGACCTTTGTCAAGAATGCTCTCAAGACTGGTATTCAAGATGAACTGTTGGCACTCTCAAAGTTTAAGGAAATGAAGGAGTTGTCTAAGACAGATGGTGGAGCTCGTAAATCAAAAATTACCGGTATCCCAAAGCTCGATGACGCTAATAAAGCTGGTACAAATCAATCAAAAAAGTGCACTCTCATTATAACAGAGGGTGACTCGGCAAAGACACTCGCTGTCGCCGGTCTATCTGTGGTTGGTCGAGACCATTATGGCGTTTTCCCGCTTCGTGGTAAGTGTAAAAATGTCAGAGATGCCTCTGTTGCCCAGTTAACTGGAAATCAAGAGTTTAACGATCTCAAGAAGATTCTTGGTTTGCAACAAGGCAAAGACTATAAGGATGTATCTGAGCTCCGATATGGGCGATTGATGATAATGACTGATGCGGATAACGATGGTTCGCACATCAAAGGACTGATCCTTAATCAACTGCACTACTTCTGGCCGAGCCTCCTCAAATTGGGTTTCGTCGTATCTATGGTAACACCAATTATTAAGGCTACGAAGGCTTCCCAAACCAAGTCATTTTACACAGATTCTGCATTCAGAAACTGGTATGGAAATGGACAACAGGGGTGGCGCATTAAGTACTACAAGGGTCTCGGTACTTCAACCTCTAAGGAGGCGCGTGAGTATTTCAAACAAATTGAGGATCTCACTGTCAAGTTTGAACATGACATCATGACTGATAAGTCTATTGTCTTGGCATTTGACAAAAAGAAGGCTGATGATCGCAAAATGTGGCTTCTTGAAAGTACCGCGAAAGATCCCTCAGAACTTGAAGTTCCTTATGGTTATGTTAAGCAGTTGAACATCACTGACTTTGTTCATAAGGATCTCGTAAACTTCTCACTTGCAGACCTGAAGAGGTCTATCGCTCATGTAGCTGATGGTCTCAAGCCCTCCCAACGCAAGGTTATGTACTCTTGCTTCCAAAAGAATCTCAAAGATGAGATGAAGGTTGCACAACTGGCTGCATTTGTGGCTGAAAAAAGTTCATACCACCACGGTGAAGTATCCCTCGCAGATACTATCGTGAAGTTGGCAAATGATTATGTGGGTTCAAACAACATCAATCTCCTTGAACCCTGTGGGCAGTTTGGTACGCGTCTCATGGGTGGTAAGGATGCGTCTCAAACGAGGTACATCTTTACGAAGCTGACTAAGCAGGCTCGGAAGATCTTTGATCCTCGTGATGATGCGATTCTAAACTATTTGGATGATGATGGACGGTCAATTGAACCAGACTTTTACATGCCAACGATCCCTATGGTTCTCGTGAATGGTACGGAAGGTATTGGTACAGGTTTCAGTTGCTATGTCCCACCATTCAACCCTAAGGATATCAAAGATAATATTGAGAGGATTCTTGATGGAAAACAAGTAGTACCCATGAGACCATGGTTCAGGGGCTTCAAGGGGAAAGTACACAAGGAGGATGATACATGGATGATGGAAGGTGTGTGGAATTGGAAAGGGATGAATATCGTGGTCACTGAATTACCACCAGGGCGTTGGACACAAGATTACAAGGAATACCTCGACAGCCTCGTTGAAAAGAAGTTGATTGGTGGATTTACGAATAATTCCACAACGGATGATGTTCATTTTGAAATTGAAGATTACACGGGAAAAGATCTCCTCAAGGATCTAAAATTGAGGAAGACGTTCCGTGTATCAAATATGCATCTTTTCCACCCCACGAGGGGTATCCACAAGTACTCGAGTCCGGAAGAGATTCTCAAGGACTTTGTGGAACTACGCGAAGATCACTATGTGAAGAGAAAGGCACACCTCATCAAGGTTCTTGAAACAAGGGCTACCATGTGTGGATACAAATCAAAGTTTGTCACTATGGTTATTGAAGGTGATATCGTGGTCTTCAAACGTAAGAAACAGGAATTGGAGGCAGAGTTGGCACAGACTTTCCCCAAAATTGGTGGTACTTATGACTATCTTCTCAACATCAAGACTGTGCAATACACAGAGGAATCTGTCAAGGATCTTCTCAAGGAGTCTAAACAGGCTAAGGAGGAACTTGAAGTGATGAAAAATACAAGTCACATTGAAATGTGGAAAATGGATATTAAAAATATGTAGACAATAGATAGGTATGGGTGAAGCTGCGAAAATTTCGCTCAAAGCTATCGGAAAGCAAGACACTCACTTGCTTTCCGATGATCCAGAAGAATCATTCTTTAATTATACCAGTAATCGTGCTCACTCCGATTTTAGAAAATATCATAGGAGTCGTAATGTAATTAAACCTGGTAATGCAGATGTTACATGGCCTTTTAATAAAACAATTAAAGTTGAATTTAATCCGCGAAATATGGGCGATCTATTGAGTAATATGTACTTGAGTGTAACAATGCCGGGATTATCAGATGAATCTGTAGATAGAGTTGCATCTAAAAAATATATTGAGACAAACTTTACACATCCACCACCCACTACAAGTGATCCTTCCTTCATTTATGTTGCTCCACTATCCTCTGAAACAAGTCGTTGGGTAACACCCGAAATAATTAGCGTACCACCCATTTATCAACATAATGGGTATGCTGCAAGTATGCAACTATCAGGGGATGGAGAACGAATGGTTGTCGGGAAACCAGAAGATTCTACACTATTTGTGTACAAGTATGTGAATACTGAATGGTTTATAGAAGATACAATCGAAGGGATAGTGGACCCATCGAACGGCAAATTCATTGGTAGATACGTATCTATAGATGAAACTGGTGAAACAATTGTAACGTCTACATGGTATACACTACCCCCATCTGACTTAATTAGGTTTAGTATTATTTCATACAAACGTTCGGGTGGTACTTGGACTCAAGCCGACGAGTATTTCTTTTCTACTGACTATGCTACATGGGACAGTGGATCTAACGACTTTATTTATAACGGTTCACTTGGCGTACCAACTAATGTCAAACTATCTTCAGATGGAACAAAATTGGTAGTTGCGTTTAATGGAACTTTGTCAGGGACAAGTGGTTCCAGTTTCCCGGCCACACCCCCAAATGAGAGGATACAACTTTTTACATTAGACTCAAATGGTAACTTCAGCGCCGATTATAAATTTCCCACGGGTTACATATTTCCGCATGATCTTGACATCAGTGATGATGGTAACACGGTAGTATATACCGTCCTCGGTGAATTTGATGGTGCTGTTCGAAATTATAAATATGATGGTGCCAACTGGAATTATTCTTCTATAACAACGGGTAATTATGCAGCTACCAATTCCGATGGAACTAAAATGGTTATATCTGACGCATCCACCGCCTACTTTTACGAATACATTGGTAGCTCGTGGACATTAACTCATACATTTTCCCTATCATCACCCACTAAACTGGCTGTGGACATAAATGATGTAGGGGATACAGTTATAATTGGTGGTGTAACAACATACATATTAAAATACGTTGATAGTTCGTGGACTATATTAAAGGAACTACAACCCACCGATTCTTATAATGGATATCACGGGTATGGAAATTTGGTGAGTGTGGATAGTTCGGGTGAATGGCACACAGTCGCAGAACATCCATTTTATGTTTATACTCCAGACGGGAGAGGTGGTTTCGATCTATCTTATACTGGTACATATGAAGGAATAGACGTTGCAAGAGTGCAAAGTATGACAACAAACTATGCCGATCAATTAGGTAGACATCTTCTCAAAAGTGTGACAATGTATGTAGATGACATTGAGGTGGAGAAGATTTATGATGATTGGGGAATTATATATGATGAACTTTATTTAGAAATATCCGAAAAGGTGGCAAATGGATTTCTTGTAAACAGAAACCTTGGTTTTGATGATGCACCATTATCAGGAAATGTTCCTGTGGCGAGGTATAGTTCAGATTTAGTTATTCCGATTCACTTCTTCTTTTCAAGAAAGTTTGCGAGTGATGAATATTCTTCAAACAAACCTAATAGACCTTATTTTCCAGTGTGTTCAATTTACAAACAAAAAATAGAGTTTGAGTTTGAGTTTCACAAACAAGAATTCTTCACAGACTCGACGGATGTATTAACTCTACCCCAATTCAACGTTATTACTGAAGAAATAACAGTAAACCCCGAAGAAAGAATTTTTTTGACAAATCAGAGACAAACATTCATAACAGACCTTGTACGTAGACACCCCGTGATTGTTAGTGATTTAAATAGTGATATCATAAGGAATAACTTAGTTCCTAATATTCCTGTAAAATGTATTCATTGGTTTTTGAGAAACACAGAGTTTGAAAATGAAAGCAATGCGATAGGGTTAATACCATGGGAAGAGAATGGTGGACTGTTATACCAAAATCGTTTTAACTTTTCTTCAACTCGTGATTTTCAAGGTGAAAATACATTTTTCCACCCTCTCATGACAGAGGCAAGTTTCTTTGTAAATGGAACTAAACTTCCAAATGTAACAAAAACAAATCATTCATATTTTAAATATCTTATTCCGTTCCAAAAGAGATTGGCGAGACCAATCAGGAATATTTATACATATAGTTTCTCGATGAATCCTATAAATGTGGAACCATCGGGAAACTTGGATTTTAGTCAGATACAGTCTGATAAAACTAATATTGAAGTTAAATTGGATACTTATGAGATAGATCTTTCAACAGAGACATTTTCGTTAAACATGTACTACACCGGATATCAAACATTTATATTTTCAAATGGATTTATGTCAATTGCTTACTAAATAGAGTATCCCTGTGACTGTTTATATAGTCAATAATATTATTCTTAATACACCATTTGATGAAGTTCAACTGTGCCAAAGTTGTATGGATTTCATGAGATGTACCTGGAACTGTGTATGCAAATTTCTGTGATCTACAAAATGGATCAAATAATTGTTTACTGTAACCGTTAAGACTGGATTTATATGCACAATGAACAGTGAATAGTTTACCATCACCAGTCTGATAAGCTGTGTGATTCTTCTTCGCATAATTTGTAATAAACCACTCCAAATTGCGTAAGCTTATACCACTTGACTTGTCTAAAATTTTTAATAGTATAGTTTTATTCTTATCTTCATCGTAAAATTTGTTTATTGCTGTTAGTAGAATATCGTTTTTGTTCATTGTTATATTAAACCCCCAAATCTATAAGCCCGTTTGAAGCTTCACAACCCGGACACCCTCTTACAAACATCATCTCAGGTCCATGATTATGTATACTTCCTGTACTTGAAAACGACCTCTGGCATATACGCTGACCCTGTGATGCATGATGCTTACAATATCCATTTTCAAATGCCTTAAACCCACATCTCTGTCCATTATTTTTACTACCTTTACACGTAGTAATCGTATAAGACTCTGGAATATCTTTTAAAAGTTGTTCCAATGGAATGCCATGTTTCTTTGAAATTTTTTCGGCATACTCATTTACCACAACATTTATACGCTCTTCGAGAGCTTCGTCCATAAGCTTTACAACGTTATCATACAGACTCATTCCTAACTTCTACTGGATTATAATTTTTAAATAAGTCTTCAACAGATTCCTCTTTTGTTGTTCTCGCTTCCTTAAGCCGAGCCCTCAAAATAGCGAGTGTACCCACATCTTCTAAACCAAGGCGTTTACATTCAGCAACCAGTTCCTCCTTCTTCATACCACTCAGAGAGGGAAGCTTGGGAGGTTTTACTGGTTTGTGTTGATTAATGATCTCACCAAAGATTTCCTCTTTGACATTATCATAGAGTGGGTCTAAAAGGTCACACACGGGGTTGAGAAATTTATTCATAAAATAGTAATGATAATCTACTGGCACCCCGTTTTCCTCAACGTACTTTGGGTCCTCAGCCTTTTCAAACGCCTTTGCCTTTGGATTCTCGGTCTTAGTAAGGAGGTAGGGTACACGATCACCAGATTGTGGCTCTGAACCGGGTTTCCTTTGTCTCATTTTAGTGACTACTTGCACATGAGATTGATTGATGTTAACACTCTCTGAACTTGTTATAGATACAGATTTACCCCCAACTTTATAAGAATCGGATAAACCTTGACTCAAAATAAGCTTCTGATTTGGTACATCACCCGAAAGAAGCTCAATAGCTCTCTCCTTGGCAAGCTCTTTGGGTGGACCGGGATCACTTGAAGTCAGAATTACATCAAGAAGTTCTTTGGATACTTCGCGAACGTGAGGTGTATTGTCACGCCTCACAAGCTGAAGACCCTTTACATCAATGTAATCCATATGCATATTATCATCCTTACCTTTTGTCCATAGCTTCGCAGCATATCGTTTCTTACTGTAAAGGAAGTAAGGACAATATACCTTCTCAAGCTCTAAATTGTTAGGCTTCTTGAAGAGAGCCGAACACTCCTCTGCAGCCCTCTCACCCACCTCCCAGCTATAGGCAATAGCTTCTTCACCCGTACGATCACCGACATCAAACTCAACCATAACCGAATCAGTGTCACCATACCTAACATATGCACCCGGGAAGTTCTTCTCAACGTAATTCTTAGTTTCTTCAATCATTGAACGACCCTTTGAAGTAGTAGTAGAAGCAATTGGGACACATGGAAGAATACCCTTACCAGCACCAGTGAAACCATATACAGAGTTCATTGAAATTTTATAGGCTAACTGTTTACCATTGTAGACTTCCTTCATGAAACCTGTAGCCGCAGCCATGTCCCTCTTAGCCTGCTTTCGGAACTGCTTAAGCTCCAAAAGGATTGCAGGTAAGAGACTGGGAACATCCTGTGCAAACTTGTAGGTGCGGTCACCAATCTTGAAAGTTTCGTATTCAATACCAGGTATATTACCATACTTCCTCTCATCCATTACATACGACGAATAACAGAGATTATGAGCCATCATAATACTTGGATACAGGGCTTCAAAATCAAGGGCTGTGATGGGTGTGTAATACGCCCCCTTTTGAGCTTCAAGGACAGTCGCACCCTCGTAAGGTTCTTCAGGGAGGGAACCATAACGAATAGTCGGAACCATGAATCCAAGCTCCCTCGCCTTCTTAGTCAGTTGGGAGAATACCTTAATCTGCTGCCCACGTTCCACGAGGAATGGAACTGGAACCCATGTTGCCTTAGCCATCTCAACCAAGTTCAACAAAGTACAAAGTTTCTTCATAAGTCTATGTGGAAGGAGAGTATCCTTAATACAATACTCAGCAACTTCCCTCAGCTTAACAGGATCTTCTTCCTTATAGCGAGCAAACATCTCCTTTGGTGCCATGTCAATCTTTTGATCTCCAAGGTATAGCTTTGAAACGCTATCAAGCTTGTAGCTGTCCAATTTGTAGCCCTTCTTCACCTCATGGAATAAATCAAAAATAAACCTACCACTCATTGGAAGAAGCTTCAAAAGGTTATCACCCAGAGCACTTGATGAGAGCTTCTTAATCACTAATTCAGAATCAGTGTCCTTGAGCTTTCCCAAGTTGTAAAAGTCGTAATTACACTTGTTAATTTGTGCGCGTTTGTAAATATATTCCATATCAAAACCAAATATGTTCCATCCGGTAATTATATCAATATCCTTCGAGTGTAAATACTTTTGAAATGCTTCAAGCATTTCCTTCTCAGTAGAATAGCTACGAATATCACACCCCTCAAGATTTGAATCTGTTTGCTTGTAACAGAGACAGGTCTTATCGTATGGTTCATCCGAGCCAAACTTACAAAGAGAAATAGCAATTTGGAAACAAGCATCACCAGGAATATTTGCATCTGGGAACTTACCAGTAGAGCTATTACACTCAATATCCACAGATGCCACTACAAACGGTGCAATGTCATCTCGGGCAACCGGCTTCAGAGTAGTCCAATCATTACAGAAGAGGTCAATGTCAACATTAGCGATATGAGAACGAACACATCTTTCACCACTATCAAGCCAGCCGGTTGACTGAATACCTGTACGATGCATAAGACGCAATACCGGATCCAAATTAGATTCGTACACCTTAACATTCCTTACACCGAAAAGTTCATACAATTCAGGACTCCTATCAAGTGGTCTACGTAAAAAGGAATCAACCAATCGCCGAGCTTGAAGATCTTTAAAGTTAATTTTCATAAATGCAAACTCCTCATTATTTTGGAAGCCCCAAACATCTTTAGACTTCATCAATGAATAAGCAACGAGAGAATCTTTGCACTGATTGCTGAGAATGTCATAAATTCTTTGAACCTTTTGGGAATCCATGCCACCCGGCAGCTTAATAAAAAAGTAAGGTGTGAAAGCGGTAGTAACACAGACTGACTTACCATCCTCAGTTTTACCAAAGATACTAATCAAGTGTTCATCTTCCCCATCCCGAGCCTCCCATGTAAGTGCCTGAAAAACTACCATTTTTCTTTGTTGTGTTATTAACGCCCGAAAATTTTAATATACTTTATTAGTAAATATGTCAGCTGCTTTGATTGATCTTGTTTCTAAAGGTGCCCAGGATGTGTTCATCACTGGTGAGCCACAGGTCAGTTTTTTTCGTCAGAATTACAAGCGCCACACTAACTTCTCTATGAAGCCCGAGCGCATGGACTACATTGGTACCTTCGCGGCGAACAATGAGATTACCGTACCCATTCGCTCCAAGGGTGATCTCCTCAGTTACATCTGGATTGAGGATACTCTTATTTCCAATGTGGCTACAAACACCGATGGTCTCTTCTCCGCGGATGCCTCTAACCCCACCACTTTCCAACTCTGGATTGGTGGACAGAAGGTTTCCGAGCTTGACTCTCTCTTCATCCAGGGTGCTTACAACCCTCTTCTCAGGGACAACTCTGCCAAGGCTTCGTGCACTGTCACTACCAATGTTGCCAAGGAGAACCACGGTCAGAATCACTTTATGATTCCTTTCTTCTTCGGTGAGGACTGGACCAAGGCTCTCCCTTTGGTGGCCTTACAATATCACGAGGTGGAACTTCGAATTAAGTGCAGGGATGGTTACACTCCCCAAGGTACTCCCAAGATCTACGGTAACTACATATACGTTGATACCGATGAGAGGAAGTATTTCACCGAGACCGAGCACGAGATTCTCTTCACCCAAACCCAATACCAGCCAGCTACCAGCACTGATACCGAGATGGATCTCAGCTACTTCAACCACCCAGTGAAGTCTATCCACCTTGTTTCTGGTGCGGCTGCCGGTCAGAAGTGGTATGATGAGTACACTTTCGGTACTTCTTCTCTCTACATCAACGGTACAGCTCTCTTTGAGAATAGTTCCAATGTCTATCATCACAACATTGTTCCCCAGATGCACTGCACTGATCTTCCAGATGACGTGTTGGATGATCTCCCAACATACTCTTGGCCTTTCTGCCTCTCCATGAGCAAGTCGCAGCCCAGTGGCACACTAAACTTCAGCCGCATCGATAACGCCAAGCTTCTCGTCAACAATGTTTCTGGAGGTAACAACCTTCATCGCGTGTATGCCGTAAATTTCAATATTTTACGTATAAAGAATGGTATGGCGGGTGTCGCTTTTGGAAATTAATAACCTAAGTAAATACGAATAATATAAAAAACAACTCAAAATGGATCTCTTTCACAAGTTAATTGATTTGGTTGACAGGAATGCAGAACGTCTTCCAGAAGGTGATTACGTGGAGATATGCAATGTTATAAAAGATATCCGAGAAAAGGTGAAACCACCATCTTTCCTCGTTAATCAAAATGAACCCATGACAATGCCAGCGTATGTACCAACTGATACAGAGGAAGAGGAATATCCGGGTCTTAACCAGTTTCTTCTTGAACTCCACGAAGAATGGTCCAGAACGGATGATGGTGAGGAAGAGGATGAAACTCTCTCAGCTGAAGAAGCTATGGGGCAGTTGAGAGAGCACATAGAACAACACGGAGTACCAGAAAGGTTAACAATAAACTTTGTACATTAATCCGCGAGCATGTCAATTTCCCGTTCATACGTGTGTGACATTAGTATAGATTTTAGATCCCTTGAGAATGTAATATAGTCTTTAGGAATATCTCCCCATAATCTCTCATTCGTAACAAATGCATCCAGTTTATCATCTGCTAAGAGGGGCTCTAATAGAACCCAATTAGGTTCATTGTAACGAATTTTTGTACACCCCCTTGCGAAACGTCTCGCATATATATACCAAGCTGCAATACTTTTGTAAATGTGTTTAGGACGCTTTCCTTGTTCAAGACATTTACGAAGCGTGGGTACAACAAAAGTGTGAAACTTTGTAAAGCCATCCATACAAATCCTTTCTAAATCATCAACATTTGTAGAGTTTGAAAATCTTTCTTCAATTGTATCTACATAGTCGTGTATATCAAAGGGTAGATCCATTTCCATTTCAATAGAAGGAATAATTTCCTCATTTTGAAGATTCTTGAAATGTTCACGGTGTTTTTCGTCATTCATAACTTGATCAAATGTATGATAGCCGGAGAGAACACCGAGGTATGCCAAAGATGTATGTCCACCGTTAAGCACTCTAATTTTCGTTTCTTCAAATGGCTCTAAATCATCCACAATGTTTACACCAACTTGTGTTAAATCTGGAAAGTTGGATGCAAAGTTATCCTCTATTACCCATTTTGAATATTCCTCTGTTTGAACAGGGTTGTGCATGTAGTGTGGATATCTCCTCCCTATTTCTTCACAAAGTTGTGGGGTAGTCCTTGGGGTTATGCGATCAACCATACATGATGGAAACTTAACATTACCCCGCACCCAATCAGCCATTTCACATTGATTTGTTTGGTAAAGATATGCCAAAAATTGCGCCTCCAATGCTTTGCCATTTTGACGAATATTATCACAACACAATATTGTTATTGGTGTGTTTCTATTTCTAAGTCCACATGCAAGATATTCAAATAAAGGAGATCCAGGTGCATACCCACTCTCGGTAACAGTTATTGTTATTAAATGAACACTTGGAAGAGTAAGCATATGCTTAGCTATGGTTCTATTTTTCGTCCAATCAATATAATCAAGATGACTCCTCACAATTCTGTATGAAGAAGGAGTCTTTAAAATGTAGTCATCAATTTCCCTAAACCCTTCATTTCTCAGGTTGACAGCTACAATACCCCAACGAAGATCACCAGATTTTTGCATATAATCATCTATATACATGGCCTGATGAGCTCTATGGAAATTACCATAGCCGATATGGACTATACCCGTTTGACATTCGGACTTGTCATAGGTTGTCTTGTACATACGTTAAGTTTACTTAATATTATTAATAATCTCATTTGTCTTATCATACATTCGCTTTCCATGGAATGTTTTATCCTTGGCGTCATCCCAAATAGTGAGACGATCCTCAAGGAAGTTTAGGAATCTGGTGGATTCGCCAGAAGACTTGTAACGAACATTTTCACCTTGGAGCGCCTTTTCCATTGCAGCGACCTTGGATTCCATACGAGCTTTCTCAACTTGATCATAGGAGGTACGGGTAGATGTTTCTTCTCGCTTCTTGTTTGGGTTCATTTCTATTTGTTACTTGTTTACTACCTTTATGTAAAATAATCCAATAGTATAGTACAAATGATACCGCTTCTGATTGTTGGTGGTCTCGCTGCTGCCGCTGCTTATACATTCTTTGGTGAGAATCTCATATCTTCAGAAGAAGCTAAGAGACTCATCAAGGAGGGTAAAATAAAGAAAGTTATTGATGTACGAACAACTGTTGAATATAGAGCTGGCCACTATCCCAGAGCTTTGCATATACCAGTAAATAAGATTAATGAAAAGACAACTTCAGAACTTCCCAAAAGTGGATTACTTGTCTACTGCAACACCGGGCAACGAGCCAGATTTGCGGCTGAGAAACTAGCTGAACTTGGATTCAAAGATGTCTATTATATTTCTGGACACTACTCTTCACTTATCTAGTTTTCAAAAGTCTTTCAAGTCTTGGTTTCTCCTTATTCATAAATACAGTAAGTTTGGTGATGTCTCCTTCAATGAGAACCTGTCCATGTTGAGTATTTACATATTTGTAAATTTGATCAACTCTAACAAAATCAACTTTTGTCATCTTTTGGGGTGGAGCTTTACTATGATGTACAGCCAAAATAGCTGCATCTCTCTTAGTTTCTTTAGGAACTACTTCGCCTTCGTGGCATATAACGACATGAGATCCTGGACATCCGGAAACGTGTAACCACCAATATTTTGGATTACTCGCCATAGAAAGCTCGTCATTCTCTTTGGCAGAATCACCAACTCGGATAGTAATAGAGTCCAGGGATTCATAGTTCTTCATCTATGTGTAAATATCATAGAATCTTTATCTATGACAATTTAAATGCATGTTGTATTGAAACCAAGTCCCTCTGTGGCTCATAAACTCAGGGTGACTTTACCCAATCAGAGATCTATTGATTTTGGACAGAAGGGTGTTGAGCATTATATAGATCACGGCAATCCCAGACTCATGCGTGCACATCTTATTAGGAAGGGTGCTATCATTCCTAAGAAGTTGCGAATAGAGACTGATCCATATGAAATACAACGTGAAATGTTAAGAGTTAAAGAAAGTACAGAGGAAGATTGGGAAGATTTCTTCAAAGCTGAATACTGGGAAAGGTGGCTCTTATGGTCTTACCCCAACCTAAACAAGGCTAAACTTTTTATGACCATGAGACATGGTATGCTTTTTATGCCCACACAGGAAGCTATGTGGTTCTGCGATAAAAATAATCCGTACTAATTATAATGAGTAGTTGTGCTCATAGTGATCTAGAAGTTCAACAGGACGATGGAACTATGCGTGGTGTGGAAATTGCACCTGAAGGTTGCCACCCTGTGAGTACAGATGAGTGTTCTTCGGGATATATGGCTCCATCTGAAAATGTCACATTTCCCGAAAACAGTATTGTGAAGCAATGTTGTAAGTGCAAAGAAGGTGAAAAATGCAACCTTTGCGCTGACCCAGATGCTTGTACAGAAGAAGAAGTTGAAAAGTTTATTAGCACTGATGAAACATGTTACGGTGAACCACCCCCCGAAGAGGAAGAGGAAGAGGAAGAGGAAGAGGGAACTACAGATACATCTGTGACTTTTACAGTTTATGCTCTCTTAGGACTTCTCGTTCTTATTTTATTAATGTTTTTCTTATTTTCCCGTAGAGCCAAAACCATCTGATCCCCTTAGAGTTTCCTCAAGGAGACCAATTTCCTTAATGTGAGGGGTTTCACACCTCTCGAGAATTAACTGAGCAATACGATCACCCTTCTTGATCTCAAAGTTGTCAAACCCACGATTGAACAAAACAACCTTGACTTCACCGGTATAATCAGGATCAATTACACCCGCACCCACATCAATGCAATGCTTGACAGCCAATCCTGAACGAGGAGCAACACGACCATAACAGCCATCTGGAATCCTCACAGCTAATCCAGTCCCAACAAGTGCGTTACCTGCCTGACACGGCACAATAGCGTCTTCATTGCTGTATAGATCGTATCCAACACTACCATCAGAACCACGAGTTGGAAGAATAGCATCGTAAGAGAGTTTCTTGATACCGAGAGGCATTCTATTTTAGTTTAGTCCATACTTTTTAAGTCTGTTTGGGAACATCTTGGTGAGATACCCAAATCACAACGTTGTTTTAAGTTGTAAATCAAACCCCAACATACAGCACCATACATAATAATTGGAAGTCCTGTAGCTAAAGCAAAAAACCACATTATAATATTAGTGTATACTATAATATGACACCTCTTAATGAGAATGCTAACGATCTTGTGAGAGGGTATTTCATGAGGGATAGCGAGGGTGGTTATGCCCCCAACAACTACCAGGTTAATACACGTGGTGGAGGTAACAATCTAATGAATAATTACCTGAAAATGCAAAACAAAAAGGAAAAGAAGTCTACAAAGAAGAAGACCACAAAGAAGAAGTAAGTTACATTATTAATTCTTATTCGTAGTGTAATGTTCAGACTTGCCGGGAATCGAACCCGGAACGCTGGATTAGAAGTCCAGAGTGATATCCGTTTCACTACAAGCCCATAGATGCTGGGAGCGGGGTTCGAACCCGCGCGTGCATAGCACAGACGATCTTAAGTCGTCCTCCTTAGACCACTCGGACATCCCAGCACTTACCTTCGTCCCAATAACTTACCTTTGTCCCCCTATTCATCTTACGAGTTAAATCTTTAAGTGTTTGGGTTCTCTTTCATATTCAATCTTTTTACTCAATATTTCACGTTCCATTTTAATTTTATCTTCAATACCTGGACACTTATGTTTTTCTAAATGTAAACAACTTATACAGAAATCACCACTACAATATTTACAAGTCATTGGAATGCCACATTTCTTTTTTTTACAGTTTTGGCACGGCATAAAGATTTGTTGAGTAAAATATTCAGAAAATGTCTTTCACTTACGCGATATCCACTCCAATTGTGTCCTCTGGTCATGAGTACAACAAACTCAAGAATACTCTAAAGAGGAGCACTTTTGGGTATGGGTCTGCGCTATCTGGATCTTATTTCATTACCCAAGGTGCGGATCAGGGTGTCTCCGTCGCCCTTGGGGCTCTGGCATCTTATGCCTATGTCTCTCTACTTTCTGAGAGGGTTGACAATTTTGAGAAGTCATCTTTACAGAAGGAGTTTCTCGCACCTATCAGCCTTGCAGCGTTTGAAGTAACCTGGAACAACGCCCCCTTCGCTTTTGATTTTGATTATGGTTGTACTTTTGTTGGTTTTCTCGCTTATAAGTTTGCACTTACAACTGTTCTGTTTGAATGTGTAAGAGATATGATGATTGAAGATGGACGGAATACATATGACACATCCGAAAAGATATACAACGACTTATCCGATTGGAAGACGCAACACGGAGAAGTAGATATGGAGGAGCTTGACATGTAAATTGTAATGTTGTATTAAAATAAAGGTAATGATCCGTTACGGATTACTATTCTATGTATATTTGCTTTCACGTCTCGGAGTTAAACCAAAGAAAAAACTCAAATCAAAGCCCGCGACGTGGATCTAACAACTCTGAAGAAACTGATCAATCTTCTTGGCGATACCCTTGCCGATACCGGGGATCTTCTTAGGACCATCGGCAAGCTCGTTACCGTGGGTGACTTCAAAGTCAAGTGCACGGATAGCATTAGCTGCCTTTACATACGCCTTACCCTTGAATGCGTCAGTTTCCTCCTGTCCGAGAGTATCAAGGTAATAAGCCACCTCCTCGTTGGTATCAGCGTAGTCGTCATGGGTCTCATCAACCGCTGCGAGCTGCTCAAGCTTCTTGATCTTTCCAGTCTCGAGGAACTCATCAATGAGTCTGGCGATGCTCTTGCCAATACCAGGGACTTTCTTATCACCGATGGCAAGCTCGTGACCGTCATCTACCTTGAACTTTAGCTCATAGATAGCATCAGCCGCCTTGGCGTAAGCATTGGACTTGTGCACATCTTTCTCGTGGTAAGAGAGAGCTCCCAAAGCACAAACAAGCTCGGGGTTGTAGCATTCGTCAAGTTCTTCCATGGAGTCGGAATCCGTGGAATCCACCGAAGATACCTCATCGTCAGACTCATCAATGACGTAAGTGTCGTCAGTCTCGTCGGAGTCATAAGATAGACCAAGGTCGTTGGAGCAGACGGATTCCTCGTCGTCAATCTCAAACTCGCGCTCATATTGAATAAGTTTGAGACGAATAGCAAGCCCGTCTTTGGCGAGTTTGTCAACCTTGGCAGCGAGCTGCATGTTCTCGGTCTCAAGCTTGGAAATGTAGGTAGCAATGGAAGCAGCGTTCATGGTCGTCATGTTGTTGATTGTAGGTGTATACTTTTATACTGGTTTGGGAATGACTTAGGTCTTCAAAATACATTTTTATCACATAAAGATAAAAAACGTAAACTGTGTAAAATGTTAACAAGACTTTTACATATACGACCCAATATCCGCACCCAAGCCAGGAAGAATGATTTCGTTGAGCCCGCTGAAGCACCCGGTGAAGGGAGACGCCGAATCCCAAGTGATAAAGAGAATAGAGACTCTGCACTCGCAACCCGGGAAGAGAGACCTAAAGAGGATGAGAAGCCTCACCCATTGAAGAAGTTTCTAATGGATGTCTTCAAAATTAAGGAGATTGACTACGAGAAGTTCAACAAGGATAATAAGTGGGCTATCCGTCCAAACAAGAATAAGGATAATAAAGAATAAGAACAATGAATGTATAATATGTCCTTTTCCCTCGCACGTATTAATCTCACACGTAACGTTAAAACTCGAGTATTTAACGATCCCGCTCAATATGATACAGAAGTAAACGCAGCCAGGGGTTTTAGTAAACCTACAAAATCCTCTCGTGTAAGTCTTAGTCAACCAGTTGCTCAGTTAAATGAAGCTGCTGTCGTATCCGAATATGATGTCATCGCGGCGCAAAACTTTTGGGCACAGTCAATTGTGGACATTTCCAATTCCTTCCTCTCTGGTGAAGATTATGTAAGTCTCGCGGGTGAGCGCGCGGGTGAATTGTATGGGTACGATCATTCTAATGTACTCTTCAAACCAACTAAAGCCGCGAAACAACAATTCCGCCCTACAGCTCACGATGCTATGTCTTATTTTGTTGGTAATGATGCAGTAGTAAGCGGATACAAGGAAGATCACGGTTTCGCTATCAACGCCAAAAAGGGTTTCAGTAAGGTTGTATTTAATAACCATCAGATTGATTGTCACGGTGATGTAGCTCACGCGATGGGTACGTATGAGTTTACATGTGCCACAACTGGAGAGATTTCAGATGTTGAATACACCTTTGGTTATAAGCGTAATCCCGATGGAAAGGTTCGTATCTGCCTCCATCACTCATCTATCCCTTACGAGCCTTCCGATACCTTGAAACCTGTAGAAAATCTTGTACAGATGACACATAAAAGTAAAATAATGTACGACCCCGATCAGTATGACGAGGAAGAAAATAGGGAGAGAACGAGGTTAAAAAATACATCTGCTAATTGGTAAAATGGACCCAAAGAATATTCCCAATGTCGTTAAGCAAATCCTTCAAGATCGTGAACTACCAATGGACAAGAAAATGACCGCCTTCATGATGTTCATGCCAAAGCTTCCCGAAGATCCCAAGCTTGACGTTATCCTAAATGATAACCTAATGATTGGTGAAGAAATTAAGTCCCTCCTTGATGATGGAAAGATTGAGTTTGGAAAGTTTGATAAGGACTTCCATTTGGACGTGAAAGTGCTATAAAGATCTAACACATAAAACCAACAATGAAGGAAGCGTTTATTCATGATATTGTAACCCTCGGGTTTCTCATTCCTTTCTCTATTCTGTCTATAGCAGAAGTAGTATTTCACTACACAGTCTACCCTCTATTTCTTACACATGCTTTCATAGCACACATGTTATTTGATCTAACATGGATACATCGTCGTCCTCATGTTTTGACATCTTATCACAAACTCATTAAGTTCCATCATCTCGTTGTTCTGTCCTTTCTCGTGTATCCTCTTTTTAGACCTTGGGATTCTCGTCTCGTAGCTGTAGGAGGTCTTGTTGAAATTGACACGACCCTTCTACTTTTAAAGCGAGTTTTTAAAGGACATTGGTTGCTTAGACGTCTATACATGACTTCAAATCTAATAATTAGAGTGTGGTATGTAACTCTTCTATCATTTTTGTATTGGTATTACACACAATATGAAAACTTTTGGATTAGACTTCATATTATGAGTGCGCAAGCATTTGTTAATCTATTTAGTTATGCTATCTGTATTATCACATTCGCCAAGGAAATTAAGAAGAAGCTCTGTTGATCAAAAAAAAATCTATAATTGTTATAAGTATGACTGTATTTATAAGAAATTATACAGGTGAACTCATTTCATTGAGTCAAAATACTACAGTTAATGGTATCAAAGATGCCATATGGAAACGACTGGGTATATATCCCGACGATCAACGTTTGATATTCGCTGGTAAACAGTTGGACGATAACGTATATAAAGTTCCTACAGGTTCCATAGTTGATCTCTCTCTTCGTCTTTGTGGTGGTCGCAAAAGCCAAGTTGATAAAAAAAAAGACTGGGCGAAGACAACCCCCTCGCAACCCGCCCCCCGTTCGAATCAACCAAGTGCTAGTCCACCCGCTCCCAAGATAGATTGTGCAGGAAGGTGGAACGATCCTCCATGTCCATCTGGTTGTGGTAAATCCGCTTCCCCAGTAAATAAAACGTGGGTAACGACCGTAACACCTAAAAACGGGGGTAGAGCATGTCCATCTTCACCGGTTGCTAAAGCCTGTCCAGCTACATCACCATGCCCGGTAAATTGTGTTGGAAGTTATGAAGAACCAAAACCATGTCCAACCGATTGTGGTTTATCAGCCTCCAAAATAACACAAAAATATAAGGTAACTAAACCAGCACAACACGGTGGTACAGCTTGTTTACCAAACAAAACAATAGATTGTCCAGCGACGGCGGCGTGTCCCACTCCAAGTAAAGACGAGTCCAATGATAAATCCAATGATAAATCCAATGATAAATCCAATGATAAATCCAA